TTGACTATCAGGTGGCAAGATGGATTGCTTAAACATCGAGTCAACAGGGTCTGTGTCTTGGTTTGGATTCCATGTAAAGATGATTTGCGAGTTCTCTTTTCGAATGGTCGGTATCAGAATGTCTAAGCTTTTTTGGCTAACCGTCTGCGCCTCTTCTACCCAACAGATGTCTATGCCTTCCATAGACTTGACCGACTCAGGGTTACTTCTCAGTCCTGCAAACAAGAACAGAGACCCGTTCTTACCCCTAATCTCTGTGTCTGTAATATCGTAGAAACCCTCAAGGTTTACCTTCTTAATCTTGTCATCAAGTAACCGTTTTACAGAATCCTTGATGCTTTTCTGTATCTCACGACTGCAAAGTATTCGGAGTGGCTTGGACGCTGCTCGAATGATAAGTGACTCAGCGACAGAATGGCTCTTACCTGAACCACGACCACCTTTGATCGCAATGTAGCGTAGCTTATCGTTAAACAATACCTCAGACCAGTTAGGTAGACTTGTCTCGGTCACGGTTTAACAAAGTTCACTTTGATGTTCAAGTCTATCGGCTGACCATCTACACCACTATGCTCGACTTTTTGTGTCTCAGCCCAACCTGCACGAGTCTTAAGCCAAAAAATCATAGCCTGAGTGTTACCTTCACGAGCTTGGTTGTACAAAGACCGACCTATGTCAGCATTAGCATCGACTCTGCCATCATCTAATTCTTTCTTGTAATACTTGACCAAAGTGTCAGAGCTTATTTGTAGCTTCGCTGCGATGTCCTCATAGCGAATGCCTACACTTGCGAGGTCTGTAACAAGCCTTCTGCTCTCATCGGTTGGTTCGTATTTTATCCCTTGAGCCATGATAACTCCGAAAGGGAATGAGAATAATTATCGTTTACCATTTTGTACCCCGCGACAGGTCATTATCTGCGTTAAAAAAACCCCGCCATGTTTCAGGCGGGTAAAGGGTTATTCACCCAAGGAGAATCTTAATAATATCACAGTCTTTGTTTCGGCAACAACTCTAGTGCAGTCTTGTAAGACCATATCTGATGTGGACTCAAGACCTCACCTGCTTCGTCACGAGCTTTTAATCTTCTAGCCCATGCTTTGTAGTCCTTATCTTTCTGAGGCTCTACAAGGGTCTTTACCATCTTTAGAATCTCGCTGTCTACAAGGTCAAGCGGTGCTTTAGGTGACTCAAGGTGTTTGTAATCAGGTTTAGGTGCTTGCTTGCAAAGTGTTTTAAATTGCATGAGGTTTGGGCAATTGTCAGGCAAGTGTTCTAAAGCCCAACCGATAGATTTTAAGTTGTCCTCAAAGGTTGACAATTCATGCGCCCAATGAGATTTGATGGTGTTTGCATCAACGTTGCTCCATTTGTTTTTAAACTCAGACCCGTAGCTTAGAGCAAGACGGTCAAATAGTCTGTCAATGACTTTAGTTGGCAATGTCATGCTGAATCCTTTGTGGTCGCTTGTAAGAGTCAAAAGCCTCGTCTATGGTTTTCATTTCATCGTCATGCGCTCTAGTGGCAACACCAGGCGCTAACTCCTGCATACGCAATCTATCAGCTTTCTGCCAAGGTGACTCATAAGTCTTCTGCACAATTTCAACGTTTAGCATTTCATCTTCCCAATGCTTGCCTTTCAACCAATTAACGCAGTCTTTAATAAACCCCTCTTTAACCTTGCGACTTTTCCTGTACTCAAGCACACCTTCAGTTATCTTTTCTTGCAATTCTTTGTCAGGTGCTATTCGCTTCCATTCTTTAAATGCTGCGGACTTTCCTTCACGTTTCGGGTAGTCAAGCCAGAATTCTTCAAAGTCTGCGCTATATATGTTTTTAGTAGTTTTATTTGAAGTTAATGGTAAAGATAAAGATGATGGTGATGGTGATGGTGAAGAGGCATTTTCAAGCATAGGGTCAAGCATAGTGTCAGGGATTGCTTGAGCAATGCTTGAAGCATCAATTTCTTTCTTCCATCTTGCTGAAGCACCAGCCTTAGCCTTAGCCACAGCGGTTTCTTTGCGTGTCTTAGAATCAATTAACTCTTTCTCAATTCTTTTTTGTACCCAATGCCCATTTTCTATTTGAAAGTATGCTAAGAGTATGCGTCTAGCATTGCTCCAAGCATCTGGTGTCATCTTAGTTATTTGAGCCAAAACTTCATCATCATCTGGTGGTCTACCGTTTTTCCAGTAGTCCATCAAAAGCAAAAAATATGCTCCATGCTGTTGAGTGGTCAATCTTGATGTTGCTGAAAGGTAATCACCTATAAATATAGGCATCCATATATCAGTCTTGTTACTCATTACAATCTCCATTGGTGCTGGACTGTTCGGTGAAAATTCCGAAGGGTCAGGCAACCTGTAAGGTCTATGGTACGGTCAAACAGACCAGCCCAATGAAGACTGTTATGTAAGACCCTTTATGCGCCTTTCACTGCGCTGATAACATTATAAATCATAAATCTGTTGACTTCAACACTAGGGAAAGTACCTATAAAAATAATTGTCTAATGTCTACTTCTGCGTAATTATTTGTGCTGTAATGTGTACATGGTGATTAACACCAATAACCAAGGAGAAACAAAATGAGAGTTATGCATCTAAACAAAAGCGGTTCAGGTTTTTCATTTAAATCAGCTTGCGGTAGAAATATGTTACGCACACCTTTGTCAACATCTTGGGAAGATTTTAAAAAAGAACCATTGCAAAATCGTTGTGCAAAATGCATGACCAGTAAGCAGTTTTTATTAAACACGAAACACGATTTAAAAAACTAAACACAAACGGGGGCTAGTCCCCCACCAAGGAGAAAACCATGAATGAAATAGAACGCAAGTTTTTAGAAATCTACGGTGAGTTTAACTTGACCACCAAAGGCCCTGAGTATCGTATATTTCGCACAGGTTGGAACGCAGGTCACAAATTAGAAAACAATCGCATTGTCACTAACCTAAAAGTGTTGCGTTCACGTCAAGACCAAACCACAGACTATGAAGAGGGTCGGCACGATGGTTTGGGTACGGCAATTGCATTTGCAGAATCAGAGGTGGAATTATGAACCGCTACATAGTACGAGCCACACGTTTGCAGACCGTTGAAATTATGGTCACAGGTTGGGATGAAGACGATGCATTTGAAAACGCAATGGCGTCTACAGATTGGGATGTAATCGACACAGGTGAGCATGACGATGCGTGTGTCATAGAAGTAACCAACGACATTAACTATCAGGAGGAAGCATGAAAACAGTATTTGTAAATATCCGCATGACACCAGAGATGCGAGCAATGATTAAACAATTGGCTGATAAAGAGTGTAGGAGTGTGTCGGCTCAAATCAACTTCATGCTGACAGCGATGCTGAAGAAATGACACCTAGTCAACGCACAGTAGCGCACCTACGCAAACTTGGCTACCAAACAGCTAATGTGGAAACATACAATAGCTTCACAAAACGCAAGCATGATTTGTTTGGCTGTATTGACATACTGGCCATTGGAAACGGTGAGACTTTAGCCGTTCAAGTGACTAGCAAATCCAATATGTCATCACGCATTAAAAAGATTGAAGCAAGTGAGGCATTAACTGAAATGCTACGTTCAGGTTGGCGTGTCATCGTGCATGGTTGGTTTCGCAAAGAAAACGGTAGGTATGAATTAAAGGAGTTTGAATTTTGAAGATAAGCCCATACAACATAATTGAACCAACCTCTATTAGTTTTAGTGGTGGCAGAACTTCAGCTTATATGCTTTATCAAGTTTTACAAGCACATAGCGGCAAGCTGCCAGATGAGGCCATAGTAGTTTTTGCAAACACAGGAAAAGAAGACTTAGCCACTTTAAAATTTGTGCATGATTGTGAAATAAATTGGAATGTTAAGATACATTGGGTTGAATATAGAAATAACGAACAAGGTTTTGAAGAAGTTGATTTTGATTCAGCTAGTAGGAACGGTGAACCTTTTGAAATGGTTATTAAAAAATATGCCAAACTTCCAAACCCTGCCCAAAGATGGTGTACAGGAAAACTAAAAATTCAAACAATGGCTAAGTTCTTGCGTTTCAAAGGTTTTGAAGGCTCATTGCAAGAATTAGAAAATGTTAGTTTTATTGGCATTAGATATGACGAGCGTAGACGTGCTGTTAAATTTGAAAGAGATAAGCTGCCGTTAGTGACTGCTAAAGTTACGAAAGAAATTGTAGGTAATTTTTGGCGCAATCAATCCTTTGATTTGGGTTTACCAAATATGAATGGCGTAACTATGCACGGTAACTGTGACCTTTGTTATTTAAAACCATTAGGACAAATACAATCCTTAATTAGAGAAAAGCCAGAACGTGCTTTGTGGTGGGCAAAAATGGAAACATACGTTACCGAAAATGGTGGAAACACTTTTAACTCTGCAAATAATTTTAACCAATCTAGACCAACGTATAATCAAATGGCTAAATTTAATATTGACCAAAACACTTTGTTTGATTTAGACGAAGAATCTATACCTTGTTTTTGTGGAGATTAGGTAATGAAAGAACAATTAGAAAAAGCATTACAACTCTTACGAAATGGTTATGTTGAAGCAGCTTATGACTTAATTAACGATGCAATATTAAAATATTTAAGCAACAAGCAATAGGTACAAACACCTATGTATTTTATTGTCAAATAATTTTAATATTTAGTTTCACAAGGAGATTATAAAAATGAAATCAGACCACAACTACGGTTACTTTGCAGACCTCAGCCACCCTAACTGGACTGGTCGCACACTTAGAGAATCAATCGGTGGCGAATATGCCCGTGAGCACACAGCAAGCAAACGCATTCCACCAATTGCATACGTCATTGCATTTGTTACACTTTTTACCCTACTTACCGCTAACTTTATTTGAGAACATTATGAAACAAATCTGCACAGCCTTCGTACAGGCACAAAAGGAATTTAACCCCGCACTTAAATCAGCAACTAACCCACACTTTAAGTCCAAGTATGCTGACCTTGCCGCTTGCGTAGAAGCCGTTATAGACGCTTTAAATAACCACGGCATAGCATTGATGCAACTTAACCATGAATCGCAAGGTGGCGTGACTGTTGAAACAATGTTTATACATGAATCAGGTGAAACGCTTAGTAGTGGCAAGCTATTTGTACCTGCAAGCAAGCAAGACCCACAAGGTTTTGGTTCTGCGCTAACGTATGCTCGCAGATATAGCTTAATGGCGGCTTGCGGTATTGCGCCAGAGGATGACGATGGCAATGCAGGTAGCCGTAAAGCACCACAAGACGCCTCTGTTGCGATTAAATCAATACAAGCTAGTAAGACACTAGATGAACTAAAAGCACACTATACAGCCTCGTATGCTTTGTTTGGCAATAACAAAGACTTGCTTGCACAACTCAGCAAAGCTAAAGATGTACGCAAGGCAGAACTGTTGGAGGTGACGCATGATTGAGCAAGGTACACCTGAATGGCAGGCACTCAGAACGGGTTTTCTGACAGCATCACGCACAGCAGACATGCTCGCAACAATTAAAACTGGCGAATCAGCTTCACGCAGAAACTTGAGAACCGAATTAGTCGTTGAACGATTGACTAATTGCAAAACTGAGGGCTTTACAAGTTCAGCGATGCAATGGGGCATAGATAATGAACCACTTGCACGTATGGCTTATGAGGTTAAAACAAACTCATTTGTAGACCAAGTGGCTTTTGTTCGACATAAAACGATTGACTGGTTTGGTTGTTCGCCAGATGGTTTGGTTGATGATGACGGAATGGTTGAATTTAAATGCCCAAATTCTGCCACACATTTAGAGTATTTAGAATCGCTTGAAGTGCCTAAAAACTACTACACACAAATGCAAACTCAATTGTCTGTAACAGGTCGCAAGTGGAATGATTTTTGCAGCTTCGACCCAAGATTTCCAGATGGGTTGCAATTGCTTATCATTCGTGTCAATCGGGATGAAGAGTTTATTGCCAAACTAGAATCTGAGGCAATTAAGTTTTTGGCTGAAGTTGACGCAAAAGTTAAAAACTTGCAATCACAGGTGCAAATATGAGCCAAGAAGACATGACCCTTGAGGAACTCAAAAAAGGTGAATTGACAGCCATAGACGCATTAAAAAAATTTGGCTGCTTTCGTTTAGCGGCAAGAATCTATAGATTAAGACAAGCTGGTCACAAAATTGAAAAGCGCATGCAACGCTTAAACAATAACAAAAACATAGCAGTTTACTCACTTAAGGAATCAAAATGAAAGCATCAGGAATCGCAAGAATCGGTAAAGACGTAGAAGTTCGTTACTCACCAAATGGTGATGCAATTGCAAACCTATCTCTAGCATTTACTTATGGCAAAAAACAAGCAGATGGCAAACGTGCGACTCAATGGGTAGATGCAACGCTTTTTGGCAAACGTGCCGAATCACTTGCACCGTACTTAAAAAAAGGTGGGCAGATTGTCGCTTATTTAAGTGATGTCAACATACAAACTTATGAAAGCAAGTCAGGACAAGGTGTAAAACTTGTCGGCAAAGTTGATGATTTAGAGTTAATCGGTGGGCAAGTAGAACGAGCACCCCAACCAGTTGCACAGGCAAAACCTGTTGAGCTTGCTGACCTGTCAGACGATGTGCCATTTTAAGGTGATGTATGAACGCCAATGCAAAACAAATTCAAGGCAGCCATTATAAAACAAACATACAACCTTGGGATGCTATTACAGACTGGGAGTTAGGCTTTCTTGATGGCTGCGCTGTCAAGTACCTATCTCGGTGGCGTAAAAAAGGTGGCGTGGATGACTTGCGTAAAGCAGTTCATTTTATAGAAAAGTTAATCGAAGTGGAGATTGCAAATGAGAAAAGCTAAAAACCGTCAACCAATCATAGATTATTGCAATAAGCCTAGAACTTCAAGGGATATTATGGCTACCTTTGTGATGAGTGGTGGTGTTGCTCATTGCATTATGAACCAACTTATTGACCAAAAATTGATTGTTAGAGGCAAGAAAAGTGTTGGTAAGTCTAGCAAACTTATGTATGTCATACCTTCCAATCAACACCTATTACATCAATCGGAAGACATTACTGTAGGCAACCTATTGGAATTATTGCCTGCACATGACCCTTTTGGTTGGTGTAAAGGTGCTAGTCATGCACGATGACATTAGTAGCTATAAAGGGTTAATCAGCGCCATCATAACTAGAGCAATCCTTGATTCGGTAGCGCCACTAATTAACAATCACAAAAAGTTATCACCTTTAGCTCAAAGTGGGCTTGATTTTTTGTTAAGTAAAGATGTGGAAGTTTACCTAGATTTTTTAAACATAGACATTGATTACTTCCAAAAGAACTTAGTTGACTCTATGTTTAAAGACAACATCAATGACCATGAATTTAACGCAACAAAGAAACGTATGTTTAGAATAAATTACAAAAAATGGGTGCAAGAAAAAAACAAAAAGTTAATCTTTATGGCTACCTATAAAGTCAATCGCAAATGAAAAAGGCAATAGTAACCCTTGCAAAAGACAGGTCTAAAGTTATCCAAATGGTAACACAAGCACCAGATGGGTATGTAGTTGAGATAAAAGAACCAAATAGAACGCATGAACAAAACGCATTGTATTGGGCGGCAATTCACGAGATAGCCGAATCAATTTTTTTAGATGGAAAAAAGTTTACCCCGCAAGTCTGGCATATTTATTTTAAACAGAGATTTTTGCCAAGCAAAGTTATTGAATTACCAAACGGTAAAATTATGGAACTAGACCCAACAACTACCGCATTAACCAAACCCGAATTTTCGGATTTTGTAACCCAAGTTTTAGAATTTCAGGACAAATTAACATGAAACTTCTTGCCGCAATCCTTCTATCTTTATCAGCCACCGCAGTCTGGGCTGCTTGTAC